CTCAGCCGTTTCAGCATTAGTCTCTGCTGTTTCCGCCGCTGTTGCACTCGTTGCCGCTGCTGAGGCACTACTAGCCGCCGCTGCGCTTGAACCCACCCACCATGCAGCACTAGATGCCGGGACCTGGTTTGTATTTGAGTTTTGTAAAGAAGTGTAAAGCACTCCATCAGTGCCTATAACATTCTGATGGATTGCGTAAGTGATTGTTGATAACCATGCAAATTGCAGAGAAACCCAATAAGATCCTGCTGTAGATGGGTTTTGATTTAAATTAGTCCCCTGCAAAGACTGATATTGCAAATTGTCATAGGTAACTAAAGCGCCAACAGCATAAGTTATCCCTGCATTCCACTGAACAGAGTAAAGCAAAGCCCACGAGCCTGAAGTATTAACAGGGTTATTGTTTTGGTTAGCGTTGACTAAAGATCTGTAATAGATGCCGTCAGAGCCTCTCACAACGTCTAAGGCGCTGTATATCCTTGTGGCTATCCACTCGTTACCGAAATCGGTTCCTGTCTCTCCTACGGGGTCTTGGACGGCTATCTGGACATCTGCGCTATCTGTCAGAATGGCCTTGGCTACGCCTTCAAAAAATACGTTAGGCTGCCTTCCCGAAGCCGTAAGAATTACGGGATTAGTATTCGCAATACTATTGTTTATATCTGCATAGGTAGTCTTCGGAGTAGTTGTTCCAGTTTCGAAGAAGTACAGTCTCCCCGATACCAAAGGATTGCCATCGTTTCCTAGATATTGATCAAAATTTCCGAATCTTGCCATTGTCTTATCCTATGCGTGTATGAGTTAGTCAAAGCTTTTGAGAAGCTTTTCCATTGCTCTAAATTGTTTTTTCTCATCTCTTCCCATGATCTTGTTCGCGCCTTGACGCAATCCCTCCATAGCAACCCCAGAAACCGACATCGGAACTCTAGATGCTGTGTCTACCGCTGACTGTGCCGCAAACGCTGTATCTGCCTTGGTCCCAAATATTTTGTCTAGCTCCATTGTAAATTGCGCCTGAGTCAAAACGTCATCGTTGAACTTCTGCCCATACTTAGCAGATAGACCGTCCAAATCATTTAGCGCATTTAATAAATTAACTCTAGTAACCCTATTAGAACCAACAGCCCTGACCGCAGTACCGACGGCGCTATTTGCCCCAATTCCTTCTACGTCAATGCTTGGGCCTACCGCCTTTTTAAAGGCTTTTAATGCCGTTATTGACTCTGCGTATTTAGTATTGAGTTTATCATATTTAGGGTATTTATTATCTAACACCCCATCAAGCTGTCTTCGGAGATTCTTTACCGCTCTTTCTGCATCCCCCTCAAGACCTTCCATTGACCTGCCGTAAGCAAGCTGAGTATCTAAGAATCTCTTAAAAGTATGGACCTCGTATGCGCTCATATTCCTTTGGCTTCTCATTCTTCCTACAATTCTGTTTAAAAACCCCTCGACTCCAGCCATGCCCTGCATGTCAGCATTTGAAAAGTCCAGACTGTTATCTGGGTTAAACCTTACGTTCATGTTTTCTAGCGTAGATCTAAACTCATTTACAGGCTCAGAAAAATCTACAGAAGATGTCCTCATGTTTGCCTTTGCAAATCTATCGATTCCCTCTCCTGCCTTCTTATTTTCCCTTGCTACAGTATTGTACCTTTTCAAAACAGAATCTCCGGCTACGTCAGTTGTTCTAGCCGTCATTCTTGCTCGTGTGTTATTTGTCGCTTCTTCCATGATCCCTAATGAGGTCAGCATGTTTTTTCTGTCCACAGGACTGCCTTCTCGGATCATCGCAATAAGACCCTTATCAAACCCTTGCCTTATAGCATCCTTTTGAATGGGGTCTTTTACGGCCTTAAAGGTTCGCCCTTCTGCCATGTAATCAGGAGTTCCGCCTTGACGCTCAAACAACACAGGCAAAGTATTGTCAGGGTCAATAACCTCCTCCATTCTAAATCCCGCAGTTGAGTTTCTTGTTGCAGGCAATCCACCTTGACGCATGTTCTCGGCAGCTTCTAGCTGTGCTGGGCTTTCGTAGTCTCTAAACTGTGATGATATTCTTTCTCTCGCTTCGTTTGCCGCTCTTACGGGCCTTGCAGCAAGATCAGCCGAAGCGTCAGCCAATCTGACACCCGTAGACGCTGCCACCCTTGATGCCGCAGGAATGCCCATGCCAGCTAACAAAATAGGATCGGCTTCAGTAAGGGTCTGAGTTTCTGGATCATATACCGAGCCAGTCTCGCTTCCGAAGGCTTCCATCTGTCCTGACAACAAGCTAGGAATGGCTCGAACTGTAGATTCTATTGTTTCACCTACCGCCGCCCGCTCTTCTTCGTCACCAATAAAAACGTCTCTTATAAATCCAGCCGCTTGCTTGGCTCCTCTTACAATAGGCATATAAGAAAGACCAAACTCATTCTCTCCGAGGACGGCAGGTATGGGTTCAAATCCCTGCTGCATTCTCCCCATTCTGTCAAAAGATGTTTGCCCAGTAGGGATGGTTGTTTCTTCTTGTATAATTTCTCGTCTAAAAGGCATGAAAGCGTCAATCGCCCCTCTATCCCCGCCATAGTCAAATTTAGTCTCCTTGCCCGTAACTATTTCTTTGACCTTCCTTCGTATAACAGCCGGATCGGTCCCGTCAGGGAACTCCAGTACAGTGCCGTCATCTAGTATGGCTTCTATGCTCATATCTGATTGCCCTCGGCATCAAATAGCATCCTCATAGGGGCTCCGCTCTGCCCCATAGGAGTCTCTTCGCCAGTGATTACTAAACCGCCCTGACTGCGAATAAGTGAGTTAGACAAAGAGGTTATAATCCTGTCTAAATCGGCTTTGAATAAACCTTCTGATCGAAGCCTGTTCAATCCGCCGCCTGCTACGTCAGCAATAATCTGTATATCTGTTTCACTAAGGACACCCGTCATCATAGATAGATTGTCTGCTGTTAGCATGTTGAGCAAGTTCTCAATATCGACTATAGCGTCAGTCTCTCCAGGATCATTTCTGTGGGCAAGATCTCCGAGCTGAGAAGCTCCTTGTTTAGAACCTAAGACAGCGTTTAAATCTCCATTGTTGCGGATTCTCTTAGCTATTATTAGCGCGTTTTGTTGCACCTCTCTTCCTTTCTTGTTTGTTTTTTGCTGCTCTCTTGTCGTTGTGGCAAGCGCCATCCCTGTCTCAACATCCTCAGCCTGATCCACTATGGCTCTTAATTGTCCCAGCTCATCATTTGTGGCAGAAGGAAACACAGTTGAAAGAGTCTGATCTAGGCTTCCTCTGCGCCCGCGCTCTCTGTCAGTTTTTAAAAGTGCGTTATATGCTGTCATCGATGCGGAACCTCCTCCCAAGCTTGACCAAACCTCTTGAGCCTCTGCCTGCATAGATGGGCTTAAGTCTCTCAATAACGAAGGAGGGATGGTTCTGTCTAGACGACTCTGTTCTTCGGCTCTTTGATCTAATATGCTCATGTCACTAGACCCACCCTGAATAGCAGATAAAGACATTGCCCCATCGGTTACAGGAACCCTTTCTCCGGTATCAACAAATCTAGTGATGCTATTAATGTCTTGGAAGACCGCTCTATCTTGTTGGTTAGGCGTAAAACCTTCTACCTGAGAGGCTCGGAAGCCCCCTTCCGCAGTTGGAAGAACAACCTGACCACTTTGGTTTATGCTTGCCGCTGACAAAGGCTTAGGAGCTTCTGGTCTAGGGATTACCCCATAATCCATGCCCATATTATAAATCCTGCTTAAGACCTGCCCAAGCCTAGCTTTCGCTTCTGGGTTATTGGAAGCGGCCCTGGCTAAGTTTTTAATCTCAATAGAATCGCTCTTATTGACATCTTCGCCAAGAAGATTCTCTCTGTCTCCAAATAGTTCAACAATTGACCCGTAGTCTCCTTCATCAAACATCCTTGAGGCTACGCGAGCATCCAAAAATAAAGTCTTTTGGCGCTTCTCTGTTTGGGCTAGGCGTCTGTCATCCATTGCCATATTTCGATCATCCATCGCCATCCGATCAATGTCTTCATTACGAATGCGCTCTCGGAACTGTGGGACTTCGTTCTTAAAGGCTGCTCCTAGCCCGCCTAATGCTCTTGCGATATCCATTGCGCTATCCTTTAATTAAATATGTCTCTAAACGAGGGAACCTGAACTGGGGAATAGTTTTGTCCGCCTTGATTATCCCCCCCGCCCGCTAATTTAGATCCTAACGCAGCCGCATCAAGCGCATTGCCAATCCCTTGAGCATAATTAGGATTAACGAAAGGTGTAAAAGGAACCCCTGCTTGGGCGTTGCCTCTGCTCATTTCTGACTGGGCCAACATCTCACCAAACCTTGTCTGCGCCGCAGCCTCATCAATAAACCCGCCATCAACCATCTCAACCAACATGTTGCGCTGTGCATTAATAATGCCTCGCGTGTTCGCTGCCTCATTTTCAAACGAGGTCGCTAAATTATTAGCTGTATTAGTCTCACCTGCCGCAATGTTATTACCGGCATTAGTTCTGCCTGTTGCCAAGTTAATGCCTAAGTTATTGTTAAATCTTGATACAAGATCGGCGCTATTAGCATTATTCTGGAATAACGCATTGCCCAGCCCTGTGCTGGTTCCGAGAGCCTGGCCGCCTAGTGCTGAAGCTATGTTAGCTCTATTACCACCGGCATTAGTTAGCCCCTGCATTTCAGCTTGACCACCAGCAACATTGATATTGGCTAAATTATTACCCAAACTTGTCTGAGTGTTTAACTGCTGACTACCTAAACCACTGGCTATGTTGGCAAGGTTGGAGCCTTGATTAGAGAATGACTGAAGCCCAGCCTGACCCTGAGAAGACGCAAGGTTCGCTAGATTAGTGCCGCCTGACATTGCTGTACTTGCCGCGCTGCCTGTTGCGTTTAATCCCTGACCTGATAACTGACTTAAATTAGAAATCTGTTGCTGCAAGCCCTGAGAGGCTAAGCCCTGACCAAATCTTTGCAATTCTTTCTGGACATTACCACCGCCTAAGCCTCCTGTAGCTCCTGCGCCTGCGAGGTTAGCCCGCATTCCTTGTTCTCTCAAGAAAGCCATCTGAGGGGATTCATTGTACGCCTGATCAAATGCTTCCTGCCCAAGAGATCCAGATAATGCCTGCTGCATACCAAGAGCATTCTGACCCGCTTGACGAAAAGGATCGAACATTCCCTCGGCTCGGCCAAAGGCTCCACTAATATCTGTTCTCGCCTGATCTGTTCCAGCACCAAAGGCATTTAAGCCTAGCTGGGTGTTGTCCATTATATCTTGGCGGGCTACATTAGCTTGGTTTTCAGCCGAAGCTAACCCAGCTTGATAGTTTGTATTTAGATTGCCAGTAGCCGTTCCTTGAGCAGCCCTCATTGCCGCTATGCCTTCAGCAGTGCTAGAGGTAATGTCATCACGGGCTATCTGAGCTTGGTCTGTTGCAACGCCTAAGCCTTGATTGTACTGGGCTTGAAGCATGGCATTGTTCTGAGCGTTAGAAGCATTTAATGCGTTGATAGCCGCTGTCACACCACCAGTAAGAGCCTGCTCTGAGCCAGCTAGACCGGTCCTCGGGTCAGCTTGTGTTTCTGGGGTTTCAAAGTTAGTGCTAGTTACTCCAGTATTTATACTGACACCCTGCCTTGCATTGTCCATCTGAGCGGGGGAATAATTAAACCCGTTAGTGAATATCTCTTCGACAAATTCAGGAGGCGCTGAATAAAAATTCGCCACGTCTTGAATGCTGGCAACGCCAGAAGACACCAGCCTATTCATGGCTTCTGCGTCTGCCATTGTTCCTGTGTTCTGAGTAAACGCTGAAGGGTCGCTGCCTGTAAGGCTCTGGATTATTATATTAGGGTCGACCCCAAAGTGTGAGGATACATCGTTTATCGATACCTCTCCCGCGTTTAATAAAGCCGTAACCCCGTTTACTGCCTCAGCGGTAAAGTCCTGACCCGCTTCGGGAATTGTAAACCTTTTTAGTTTAGCCAGGGACATTGCGACCTCCTAGTGGTGATCTTTGTGATTCTGTAAAAATGTTTTGAACTTGTTGGGCGGTAAACGGTTGATTTTGAACGCCGTTAGACTGAGGCAAGCTCCTTGCTGGACCGCCTAAAGCTGGCCGAAGTCCAGCGTCTATCTCTTGCCTGCCAAAATTATCATAGTGAGACTTAGCAAACCCCTCCAGTGTATTAAACTGAGGATCGCCCCCTTCAATTAAGGCTTGTTTGTTCATTTCATAATCTTGGGCTATGTCTGGGTTTTGAGCTAGATATGATTGCGCGTCGAATGATGTCCACTCAGACACCCCGGAATCCGCATAAGTAGGCACGGCCATAGAAGAAAAGTTCATTGGCTCTGGGTTAGTCAATCCAGTTAAACCACTGAACCTGTCAGTGAGCTGTTGATTCTGCAAAGCGCCAAAATCTACATCATTGCCAAGAATTGCATTTCTGCTGTTTTCTCTTCCTGCCAGCAGTGCTTGCCGAGCCATGTAGCTGCCTTCTCGCATTGTCTCCATACTAGGTAGAAAAGTCTGTCCTGCCAGCAATAGGTTTCTATTCATCCCCTCTTGTCGTGCGCCTTGTGCGTTATTGTATGCAGGGGTTAAGGCTTCTATGCCTCTATTGTATGCGGAATCAACTATGCCAAGGGTATCTTGACGGTTCTCTTCTTGGAGTTTGGCTTGTTTCTTTCTGGCGTTATAGTCCAAGCCAGAACCGACAAGGCTTGCGCCCGCTCCTGCAAGTGCTGCTGCTGTTACCGCGAATGCCATTATTCTTTCTCCAATAATTTATCTAGGCTTTCGCCATCGATTGTTTCGTATGTAGGAATAATGTATTCCTGCTCAACCAGCTCAACGCTCGGTTCTTTATCCCAAGGAAGGCAGTTAATCCAAACAGCATCCTCAACTGCGTAAATAGCTTTTTTTGTAAGCTCTCCCGAGACAAGAGTGTAAGGAGCCTCAAGCTCTACCCTACCCTTGTCTGTAATAGCTACAACCCTTCCCTTTGATAGTATATTCACATTGGAGTATTTGTGGATCGCGCCGGTAATCACCACCCCTGCGGGTATGTGTAGCTCTCTCGTATAGAGCCCGTGGCTGAAGTAATGATTGCACTCAAGCTCAGTAGCTTTAATGTTATTAGGGCTTTCAAGTATCGCTTTCTCAAGCTCTGCCATCTGTTCTCTGTGCTTCATATTTACTAATTGATTCATACCGCTACCCAGCCCTTTAAGATATCCCCAGTAATTGATGGAGACATCTTCCTGTATTCTATAGATCCAGTAGATCCATTTTTGTCAATGTATAAGCTGTACTGTCTAGCCCCAATAACCCCTTCAGGACTGCCCGCTCCAATTATAGGGATGCTTAAACTTACATCCTGTGTGAATTGTCTGAAAGGCGATGCCATCGTTCCATTTGATTCAACTATTGGCTGCGCTACATTAAGCAATGGACCCGTCATTTATCACCCCCAACAATGTTAGCAGTAAGTCCAATAATCACAGGCTTTACCGCGTCCGTTAGAGTGAATCTAAATATCTCAAACCGAGCGGCTCTTCCGTTGCGTCTCCAGATTGCTCTGTGAGTGTACTCGCCTATCTTACCAATGCTTCTGGATATTGGACCGCTCCATGTCTTGCCGTCTTTACTTCTTTCTAATGTAATATGAGGGTCTAGTACGGCATCATTGCCGACTCCTGACTCGACGGTAAGCTCTAAGCTAGGAAAGAAAACGGCCTGCATGTTGTTTTGAAAAGGCTGAGTTGCAATTCTTCGGATAATTTCGCTACCGTATTCGGTATAAACGTCAGGGTCTAATCTTCCTATCCTCCCGTCTACTATGTCCCCGCAAAGAATTTGATTGTATGCCTTGACTATAGAGGCCACTCTAAACGCTCCTAGCGAACTTCCAATGACAGACTTACGTTCGTGCCATCTCTGAGATGCTGTGTCGTAGACGAGCGTTGTGGACGGCAGGCTGAAGCCTATGAAGTATGCCCCTTTGCTTGCGTAAACCCAGCCGTAAATAGCTTTGACTTGGGACTCTGTTAAACCTGATAAGATTGCGTCTATTGCTGTCGTTGATAGCTTTACCGTTGAATTGCCACTTAGACCCCAAATAGCAGTCGACTCGTTCTGACCACCGCCGACCCACATAAAAGTATCTTGTGTATTAATTAGGGAGTACGGAGCAAAGCATCCTTTCTGTAGGAACAATCCAGTTCTTTGAAACGGGAAATCAGCTCCCCCAATGTTTTGAAATGCCTCAAACGTCTCGCTGCCGCCTATGAATACTTGGTTCTTATAAACTACAGGCGCCACAATATCATCTGGATCAGATTCTGCGGTTCCAAAGTCTAGCGCGTTATATTCCATCCCGTTGTTAATAGAGCTGACAATAAACTTTTTTGAGTCTGTTGTTACTAAAAAATAGCCGTCAATAAACACCACAAACTGAGGGATACCATTAGCGTCAAAATCATCATCAACTATCTGCTCAAAGGTATCGTCTACATGATTGTAAATATACCCATTGCCTCCAGGAACCAAGACCATTATCTGAGTGCCATTGTCGGCCATCGACACACGAGCGTCCCCTGTGACAGTCCCTAGCGCAACTAGCGTATAGTCATCGCCAGATTGATCCAGCCTGTACAATACAGTCCCGTTTACAAAATATGGCTTTCCAGCCATTTCATGTGAGCCTCGATTAATTTCTTGAAAATCCCCAGATGTTGCTAATTGCACGAGCCCCTCTGTACCAAAGAGAGTTTCAGCGAACAAGCCTCCTTGAGTAATATTCGGATACCAATTAGTACATTCCTGCGCTGAAATAGGTAGTGAGTCGCTGACATAGAACCCATTGGCAATAGGTAGCTCAATAACAGGCATTTAAGCCTCCGCGCCAAAGATTGCACTTAACACTTCTAGGTTGTCAGTAGAAGTTTCGTTCTGAATAAACATTTCAACATAATCATTTGTGGACATCTCAATATTTGCATAGGAGCATAGGTTTCTATAATAGCTTGCAGAAGTTGTCGCAGTTACCTTTGTATCCGCCCTAACCACTCCATTTAGGGCTATATAGATAGACATATCCCTATAGGTTCCTGTCGCCACTGTTAGACTTAGTATAGCGTGAATTGTGATCCTTCGGGTATCTGACCCATTGTAAGTGATCCTCCCCGCAGCGTTGCCAGTAAACCCTGACTCATTATCTGAGACAAAGGTTCCTGCTACCAAAACCGGAGTCGCTGTCGACGCTATCACTGTGTCTGTTGTGTTTCCCTGCATTGTAACTTTAGCAAAGGCCACTGATGCCTCGCTTGCCGATACAGTAACGTAATTGCCTGTAGCTGTTAGCGAGATACCAGTGCCAGAGACAAGGCTCGCCACAACAGGATTGGTAGCTGTAGTATTAAGGAGCAGGGGAGTTCCTGTCGCGTCAGCAGTAAAAGTATGTGTTAAGACTATCCCATTGCCTGCCGAAACATTTGCGCTTACTCCAGAACCATTTTCAATATTACGTATCTTATTGACAGATCCGTCAGTATCTAAAACAGGAGCGCCAGTAACCGCGCCCGCTTGGACTATGGTTCCCGTCACACCAAGACCTGAAAGAAAATCAGTGTAAGGTATCTTGAAGTTAGAACCATTTACGACATAATCAAAAAAAGCACCATCCTCGACAGTGCTTTTTGCTATGAATAGGCTTTTCTTTCTGCCCTGAGCCCTATAAGTCATACGGTACTTACCTCTAAGCCTATTGCGCCAGTAGATTCGGCTAGTATTTCCGCCTCTTGGTCTGGGTAGAAGTTCCCACCAAACCCAAAAGACCTATCCTCATTGCCAGAGCCAACAGGGAGAGTGCTTGGATTTAATGTTGCACCCATTTGTTGACCGATAATTCTCATGGTCGAAAGCCCCTCTTTGGCCGCAATTCCTAGCGCCTGAGAAATTACTCCCCCATAGTCAGGGGACACCTCGATAGCCATGTTAGCGATAAGCCCCCTCAAAGCTCCCGTAGGGATTGTTACTATGTCTCCAAGGTCATTGACCTCGGTATAGCCTAACATAATGCCATTAGCGTCAAGCTGTGCCATAAAATTGTTCATTGCAAAGATGAAGTCTTGGTATTCAGATGCCTCAAGCGGAGCTTCAGAAGCCTGTACTAAGATCCTTTGCAGAGATGCCTTTGCTACCTGAGCCACTGTTGCCATTATTCAAAAGTCGCCGGTTTTGCCGGTTTCTTGCCTTTCTTCTTTGCGGTTTCAGCAGCCTTCTTTCCTGCTTTGGTGTATGGGAATTTCTTACCTTTAACCATTGGCATGATGTGACCTCTTTATGCGGAGATTAGAAAAAGGGAGCCGAAGCTCCCCTTGACTATTTTACTATCTTAAGCGCCGTAACCCTGACCCGCGAAGAACGGGTTAAAGCAGGCATAAGCTGGAAGTAAATCAAAACGAATCTTTTGCGTGTTGGCATCTCCATCGGCATACTTAGAGATCCGAATAGACATACCATCGCTAGTTGTAGCAACAGTGTCTGTGGAGTACAGCTTAGGAAGCTTAACTGTGCCTAATCCAAACGCTTGCTTAGTATAGAACAAGTTAGGCTGATAGACAGTGCCTGCCGCGCCGAGGATAGTAACCACCGCATCATTAGCAGGGGCAGCATCAACAGTGTTGTACTGTCCGTTTGCCTCGTAGATAGCCGCTCCAGATACAACAATCTCCGCTGCATTAGTATTGATGGTCACAGTGCTTAGTACAGTGCCGACCCAAGGAACCGGCGCACCAGCCGCATCAAGCAATACCTGACGAGTGCTAATGTTTAGCTGATTCACTCCAGCTATGGTCACCTGGTCTCCTGCTACGATGGTCCCAGTTCCCAAGGCATCAATAGCCAAAGTCTGAGTCATTGTATCCTTAGCCGCCAAGTATGTAGCGTTAGGCGCTGCTGACAATGCGCCAGTTCGGTCAACGGTTGAGCCAGAAGTGTAGCTAGACAGTGAGTTGGTCGATAAAGCCATCATGCCGCCAAAGTTATTGGATATCTGTGCTTTTTCCCATGCTGTTCTAACAAGCCCGTCAGCAGCCGTTAAGCCAGTCTGAGCAGACGCTAATGCAGTAGTGGTAAAAGGTGACATCAAGTAATACTTCTCATCCGACATCGGTACACCGACACCGTCCATCATTGCACCAGCACCAGCAATATCTGACCATGCGTCAACGGCAGTACCGCGAGCGCCATAGCTAAGGCCAGTGTTTGTGCGTATGAATTTAGCGTAATCTAGCTCTAAGTCAGTAACAATACGTCTAGCCATTGGCTCAAGGATTGTATCTAACTGATCTAGTTCTAAAGCCTCTTCAACATTCCCCCACTCTGTAGCAGCGGTGAAGTAGTCTTGAACCGTACCAGTCGCCTTGCCTGCAATGATGTCTGACTTGTCTGATCCAGAGATATCGCCGCCAGATGTGCGGATAGAGTTGTAATCGTGGGGACGTTTAAAGTCCACTGTACTGCCGCTAGAAGGACTGAACTTGCCGCTTAATAGCTGAGTGTTGGTTGTTTTCGTAACCACACGTGAAGACTCAAATGCGTCCAAAAAGACCCGCGCAACTTTGCGGGTGACGTTTGCTTGTAAATTATTAGCCATGCTAATTTAATCCTATTCAAATGTAGCGCCTGCCGGTCCTCTAGGTTTAGGAGACTTTCCTGCGCTGTGGGGGCTTTCCAGAGGGTCTGGAGCGCCATTTACCTTGGGTTTAAGAGCAGCAGCCTTCTGCTTAATCTGGGTCGCTATCCGTACCGCAGCCTGAGCTGGCGATAGATGGCTTAACTCTTCCAGTTCGATTGGATTCTTAGAGAGATAGGTCGTAATTAATGGGCCTTGCTCATCATCCAGAATAAACTGGACTACATCGTTATTGATGCCAAACTGCGCCACCACATTAGCCGCGACCTGCAACTCTTCTGCCTTAACCCCTAGCCTTTTAGCTGCCTGAGAATAAGACTCAACCCTTTCGTTTAAAGCTTCGTACTGCTTTTTATCTTGCTCATGCTTAAGACTCTGCTGCTGTTGGCTTATCGCCTTCTGCTGTTGGTCATAAGCAAAAGCATTTCGCATGGCCTCATCCCTTTGCGCGTAACTCCTTTTGTACTCCTCGTCAGAAAGTGCATAAGGGTCTGGTGCTTGGGGTATTTGTGGCCTGCCCTGTTTAGGTAGCTTTGCTTGTAGCTCTGTCAGTTGCCTTTGAAGATCTTCTGCTTCTCGCTGAAACTTCCGTTCTTTCTCGTGAGACTTAAAGACCTTCTTGTTAATGGCATCGTCAAAGACACGTTGCTGTTCTACACTAAACTTTACTTTCGCAGTTTCCTGCGACTCCGACGCTGACTCGGCATCTTGATCCTCATCAAGATCTTCGGTCTCTACCTCCTCCTCTTCTAATGAAACGTCTTCATCATCCAATTCGTAGTTGTCTTCCGGTTGCAGCTCGCTCATATCTTGCCCTTGTAGGTAAATGCCACAGATAAGGATGTGTGCCTGTATTAATGCCAATAATACCATATTATGGTCAAAAGCAATACATTGTGGTTAGATTGACCAAATCAACAAAACTGATAAGGAATAGTTATGAATGATTTATATGAATTGTTTGAAACGGACGACCCTTCCCAGATGGCAGATAGACTAATGCAGTTGATAAGAGAGGCGATAGAAGACGAGGGTCACACTGAGGAGACTCTAGAGGTAATCAAGGAGATGGTAGACGAGCTGACGGGTTTAGTGGGATAGAGCCCTATCTAAGCAGCCCCAGACATTGACCTTCCGTATATCCCTGATAGCAGGTTTGCACTGTCAGCCTTGGCTGGGTCAAACTCTGCGTTAGTAGAGCGGATGTTCTTAGGGTCGAATATAAGGTAATGAGTTGCAGGTGTGTAAGTTCCATAATCCGCATTATCTGAGAAGTTCTTAATTTTAATGCCGTCAAACCCCTCCTCCTTTGCCTTGGTGGCCCAAGTAGCAAGTTGGCTATCGTCTAAATCTGACATTGTTGCCCCATCGACATCGACCTCAAACAAGTTGCCGCGTATTCTTGCCGAGATTATGTTCTGCCCTCCCCCGTCAATAAGCTCGCCGCTTTGCTCTAACTTTTCCGCTTGAGCCATTAAATCGTGCGATTTATCCCATTCTCCCGCTCTTTCTGCTGCGTTTGAGGCATCTACCAGCCTTTGAACGGGCATATCTTCCGAGGCCATTTTAGCGTAACCAGCAGACACCTCTGGATTATCTGAAAACCAAGTGCCCATCTTTGCGCTTTTAGCCCTTGTAACAGACCCGCCAAACTCTTTGGGATTAAATTCTTCAATATCTGCCGACGTACCTGTATAAACAGTTTCGGGCAAGAAACCACCCTCTTCGGATCTCTGCATCCTTGCCGCTGTTGACGGGTCCAGCCCCCTCAGTGATGACTGGCTTCCTGCTGGGGATATATCTCTTAGAGTAGACCTATTATACTCTGGAGCGGCTTGAATAGACTGCTTGAGAGTCATTCGAGAAGTTGCATCGTCAGCAGGGTCAAAATAGCCTTGGACGGTTCTCTCTCCTCTATCCTTTGCCTCCCAATAACGATGAGAACCGTCCATAATGGTTAGCTTCCCGTCGGCTCCTTTAGATACAAGTATCGGCCCTGAGGTTTGACTTTTGTTTACCCTCAGCGAGTCGCTGATTAAAGGCTTTAAATCATCTATATTAAAGTCTGTTGCGTGCGGGTAAAGATTGCTAGAACCTTCGCCTATATCTCTAAGTGTAGACCTTGCGCCCTTTGCTGCCTTGGATGCAAGCCCGCCCACTATAGGGACCGCCCCCACCATGTTAATTACAGCTCCTAACATATCGCCCTGATTAAAGGATCTACCTGCATCCTCTAGGGCTATAGCGTCTCCTATCACGGGAGCGAAGTCTGCTGCCGTATTAATGCCATCGGCAAGGTTAAGAAGTCCAGTCCTATAGCCTCCTTCCAAGCCTGTCGCGTCTATCCCATCTCTCATTAGATTGCGTAATGTAGACCTAATACCAGTATTGTTGGTTACTGTTGCCTGAAATCTAGGGACTTCAGAGGAAAGGAGTTTTTCTCGCTGTACCTCTCTAGCTAAAGCCCTAAGATCAACGCCCATTGGCTATAGCCTCTAACTCTTGAGGGCTTAAAGATCTAAGCATCTCCCTCATTTGCTCCTCTTCCTTAATTCTCTGCTGCTCTTGCATTTGAGTAATCTTCTGCTGGTTGTTAAGTTCTTCACCAAATGACTTTATGTTGCTCATATCTATCGTGGCCCCAGCCTGCTCTGCCTTGACCTGAGTATTCATTCTGTCAGTCTCAGCCCTGAAGCCGTCTATCTGAGCATCTGATTGGTTGTCAGCCATAAGCATCTGTAGCTTCTGAGCTTCTAACTGTAGCTTTATCCTTTCGTTATTGAGCTTCTCTTGGTCTATCTGAGCCTTGAGCATTTCAGCTTGAGCTTTTAGCTGCTCGGCTTGAGCCATAACCATTGCGGGGTCAGGTGGTTGTTGGCCCTGCATCTGTGCCTGCGCCTGTTCTCTTTCCTGCCGTTCTTCGTCAGTTAATTGAGACTCTGGAATAATGCCAGCAGAAAGCATCTGCTCTCGCTTGCGCTCAGATATCTGCGTAGCAGCAGGGGTAGAGATGTTCTGTAATAACAAGTCACCAGCCATCTGCATTAACGTAGGATCAACTTGCGCGAGCTTGGTAATTGCTTCGACTGTTTCCTGCTGACGGTTCTTAAAACTGGCCCCAGCTTTGCATATAACATCATAGATGCCTTGCGATAAATCATTAAGGGTTACTATTTTCCCTGTCTGCTCATCGATGATCTGATTATTGATGTCAGTCATATTATAAGTGTCGTCTTCTCTTAGCACTCTGACAACTCTCTGAGTATCGTATACTTTAGGGATGGCATCTTTTAACAATCGGCCAGTTGCGCCTATAGCAATCTCCATAGCCCTAGTGTAGTTGTAAGTAGCATTGTCGCCTTTGTTTTGTAGTTGGCGGATAGCCACTCCTGACTGGGCATTAGGATTGTCACCCATGTTGGCCGCGAACATGCCAGAAGAGGCGTTCATCATCCCCTGCATAGCCTGAGCTATAGTTCTTAGCCCGCCGTTAATCTGCGCCCCACCCTGCTGTTGGGGGATACCAGGAGCTTCAGGGTCTTGGTTGTAAAACTGTACGGGATCGGCATTAGTGTTCAGGGTTTGGAGAGTTTTCTCATGCCCTGCCGCTTGACCGGGGGTCATCCAATACTTGGCCCTTGGTGCTAAGGCTCCCTCTTCTATCTCTCTTGATAGCGCATAATTTAGAACCCTTTGAGGGTCCAGTAATTTCTGTACAACGCCGTAATAGATAGTCTTGTTCTCGAATATCTTAAAATTACCATAGACCGGGACAACGGGTATTCTGTTAAAAACAGTCTTCTTAGCCTCTTCTAACCAATCCTTACCATCAAAGTATCTCGAGCAAACGATATGACCCTTTCGCGTTCGTCTTTTAATCTCTGTGACCCCAATCTTTTCAAGGTCATCAACAACAGATTCAAAGTCATCATCGACTTCGTGGACCTGCCCGTTAGACATCATTACCAGCTCTTTATCCTCGCTCTCAAGATACAGAAACTCTCCGACTACAACAGCCTCAGCCTTGTCAAAGTATGCGTCTCCATCTCTGTCCTGAGATACTGATTCTCCAGATCCTTCGGGCCATCTGTTCTCGTACTCATCGGGGGCCATAGGATGCAAAACGAAAGCATAACGAGAGTCTGACTTGTCTTGAAGCTCGGCAGATGAATCAAACCATACCCTGTCGATAGGATTGGCTATCTTCTCAAGCATGAGATCCTGGTCAAATGAGTTGTCATCTGCATACTTCTGGCTAACTCTCCACGCATCAAACCCACTTGTAACCATTCCGCGACAGGCTTGAGCGTATATCTGTTTAGCACTGGATAGGTTTTCTACGTTCCTGATAATGCCGTCATAGGTCATAGCGATATCTTTTGTTGCATCGCCTCCAGAAGGAGAGACTCGTATATCAAAGTCTGCCTGCTCAATCTCTGATGATATTTGAGATACTATTGGGCTAACCTGATCGAAGGTATAGCGGGGCTTGTCTACATTAGAAGTCCACCATTGGGGCTCCCACTGTCCATCCTTCTTATCTACAAAGAGATGAGCTTCTCTGGCATTATCCCTGTTATCGCTTTCAGTTTGTTGGCAAGACGATAATAGATTAACGACACTCTGATGCTCTTCGTACTTATCCTTATAAGATAGATCAGCCCCAGTGTATTCAGCCGACTCGTCTTCAGAGTTCTCGCCTTGCTCATTTTCATACTTAGACATCTCAGCCCCATCCTTTAAATGTGAGTGTAGTAGCAGACTTCAGAACCGCTTTTGGTGAATACATAGCCATCATTAGCGCGTCACCCATGTTCGGAGAGGGTAGCTGGTAAGGTTTTTTAGCCATGTCTATTTTGCTCATTATCTGTATTTTACCATTGTTCCCGCGCTTTTGTGGGATTCGACAAACCTCAGAGCGCAACTGGTCTAATACAGCAATGTCAGATGATAATGAGATCATAAGCTCAGGGTCAATGTACTCGTTGTTAGTCACAGCTCGATAAGTAGCATAGAACCTGTCTCTAAGCCTCCACCAATACTGAGCTCGTTTATTTAAGAAGGTGTCCTTATTAGATTTCGAGTCCTTTCCAGAATAGGGGACGTTAGCATCGTCAGGAGATTCTGAGCCTCTGAACTGGTGCTTCTGCATCTTAGTAGACTCAAGCTCTTGGTCTACTTGCCTCTTTAATGATATGCCTAAGCCGTCACAGTCCCACACAAACCAATCCGCGCCACAGTTTCTAGCCTTGGCTAAGGCCCAGTCCATACCTTGATTGACATCACCTGTCACCATCTCATCAACCTCTAGCACTACCGAACCCTTGCGTAATGCCCAGCCCTTACTATCACCGCCTTCGTCAGACGGATCGTGAGAGGCTATCTTCGCACCGGTTGCTTCAAAGCCCAGCTTGACGTGAGCATCTATAGCTGCATCGAACCACTCTGAAGGGATAATTGAGTCTTCAACATCATCCAGAAATGCTCCCTTCCATATATGAGAGAAAAGAGCGGGAGACATAGACGTTCTGTCGTGCTCCATCTCTTCTAGGAGGACCGTAGGCACAAAGGGATTGTCTTCAATGTTGATGATTATTATTAGGTGTAGGTCGTCTTCGTAGAAGCCGTCTCGAATAAGCTCCTTTTCGTAGGGCTTGATGAACCTTTGACTGAATGCGTCAGCACTAGACCTGGGGTTAGCAGAGAACCATATTTCTGACCCTTCCTCTCTCAGTGTAGGAGTTAAGGCCTTGAGGCTGTCTGCGCTTATTGTCTGTGCTTCCTCGACCCAGAACCGTCGAAAGCCGTGCATCGACTTAACCCCTTCAGGATTTCTAGCCAGCCCCCTGAATTTAAACATTGGGTCATCATTAAAAAGGATCTGGTTGTTCTGCACCTCAAAGCCTTGCAGAGAGAGTCTCTCTATCTCGGACTTAAGCAGAGCATGGACAGAGTCATCAATGGAGTTCTGAAACTCTCGGAAACAAGCCGTCTTTACATTCTTGGTCATTGCATCCATTAAGCACAAGTCAGCAAAGGTCATTGACTTGCCTGATCCCCTCCCACCAATGGCTATCTTAAATCTTTTGGGAGTGTTGATGAACTTGCCCAGCTTCTCAGGCACTTGCATCTTAGGCATTGCCGACAATTTCTACAGTCCACTTCATATCCACATCAACATCAATTGGTTCACCATCTCTACCGCTTATCTCCTTCCTCTTGGTTTCTGTCCATCCTGCTTGGTGAGATAGGTAGAACTTGGCTGCTGTAACATCGCCGTCAAGAGCCTTCTGAGCCAATGATTTAGCGACCTTGGTAATTCCAAGCGCCTTCCCCTTCCTATACGCCTCAGAAAGCTCTGGCTGTCTTTTAAAGGCCGCACGTAACGTATTGGGAGTGCAACCAAAATACATAGCTAGCTGTTTCTGGCTTAATACGTCAGATAGGTCTTTGCACTCTGCAATTTCTTCCCCTGTGAATACTCTTGGGGGTCTGTGAGAAGGATTGGCTACCTTGTCTTCCATATCTCTTAATCCAGCTAATTACTTGTTGACTTGTAGTGATATATTAACATTGATCAGGCTTATTCACTATACTTCGCTTGCCGTCTCCCCTCTTCAGTATTTAGGTTATGCGGCTTTACGGGCTAGATGCCATCATAGTAAGTAGCGGAAGGATCAACCCTTTGCTGTGCCCCTGCAAGACTACCTAGCGCTCTATTGGATTCTTCAGGAGGATTAGGTAGATCACGAACTCCCTCAAAACTCCTGCTAGTAATATCTTGGCTAAACTTCGTGGTTGTAGTCTCCTCTGTGTCCTTCACAGGCTCTACAAGGGTAACGTGGTGAAAGGTAGGTATCATGTCGCGAACTGCCTCTGTTGCGTCCTTGGCTAATACTGTGCGCGTAGTCTCACTCATATCTTGCTTAATACCTGTAACGTTAAACGCTCTTAGCTCGCTCATCTTTATTCCCCTTTATTAATCATTAACTTAAAGACATTATACCATTTATGTATATTTATTATCATAATCACTTGCTACACGTCTTGACGAGGGCTATAGTTCTCCCATTGAACGCAAATACACAACGGGAACAGATTATGAAACTATTAACACGCATTCTAAACGAAATACTTTGTGCTGGGGTTATCGCAGCATTATTTCTCTTCGTACTATTCACATTCTTTGGAGGTCCAATATGAGCGACTCTAACGCCCATAGGAAAGGTAAGCGTAACTTCCAAGCATTCCTACCACCTAACGAAGCAAAAGCCGTAGATGAGGCTAAGAGGCTCTTACAAGCCAGCACAGACAGAGAGTTGGTGATTAAGCTGATAGAGTTCCTTGAATCTAAGCCCCTCTAATGGGGCTAGTCTTTATTCCCCCGCTAATTCAAAAGGCTGGCCGATGCCAATCATCGCCACCTGTACATTGTAACCACTATCAAACTCTTCACGCTCTAAGTCTGTCTTGCCGCCGTTAGTTGTCATTGAATAGCCCAGCCTGGCGCAGATCATGCCCGCGTAAAATGCTGGCGTTATCTCGAATATCTCCTTCCCTACTTGGATTTTATTCACTTAACACCCCGTTATATCCCATCAATTAATTTATCGTAACTAAAGCCCGTACCTGCTTTGATCTTCTTTAGATTAGCAAATGAGGGATCTCGTTTACCTGATTCGTACTGTGATATATGAGCGCCACTTATGCCGCATCGCCTGCCTAGCTCTACTTGTGTTAGGCCCATCATCTTCCTGATAGATGTTAAATGATTGCAGAAACTCATGCGAAGTGTTCCTTAATGCCTTTTGCTACTTCAGGCAGGAAGTATTGATTAGGGTATTTTTGGAGGCGTTTAGATATCTTTTTAAATGAATAGCCTTCTTTGTCGTTCATTTGTGCGCAACTTGGTGTGGATCTTCGCGTCCAACTGCTTACTAGCATCCCTATATCGTCTTCCTCAGTAATTGGGGGCTCTATCTTTTCGTAATGACTAGCCCCTACTTCGCTAAGAAGCCCCACCTTTCCAACCAAAGCGGAAGAAGTGGCCGTTAGTCCTCGATATTTTATCTTGGTAACTACACACGCCCTTCCTAAGCAGCAAAATCCTATAGCTTTATTGCCAAGTTCTTCTTTAGTCTGCCCAATACCTCTGTCTGTAGCCGTCATTAAATCCTCGAGCCAAAGAATTGCTGCTTTAATCTGATCTTCAGTTTTCATAATCTTCCCCTTTGTTAATTAGCATCTAGTAAACCATACATCTACCATTAAGTATAGTATTATATTGCAGACAAAGAAAAGCCCCAAAACAGCAGGGGCGCAAGGGTCACTCTCAAGTAGGTGGCAAGGCTGGCACAACGGGAAGAAGGGGGACAGCCAGCCCTGCCGTAAGTCGTTGTTATTTTTCGTAACCTTTACCTTTAGGCATGATGTTCTCCAATTAGTTAGTCCTTACAATACTCTATGGCCTGCCCTACTGTATACTCTTTCGGCACTTTACATAAATCTACATCTGCTTCCGAATCTGTGAACGAGCCTTCAACGTGAACAGTTCCTTTTGCGTGTGTTGCGCCATCTAATACAGTCAACGCGCTCTGACAGCTTGTGAGGGCGACTAACGATATAAATAATAGTATTTTCACTCTGTTTTCTCCAGTTTCCCATCCCAAAAGGCTTCCCCGCCCCATGTTTGAACTAATTTGTAATAAGTAAGCACTCGCAGCCGTCTAACAGGCTTCAGGAACCACACAGAGAACAACCTTACCAATCTATGCCCGTTGTTCCTCATCCGTCTGTCAGCTCGCTCCTTGTCCTCGTGCGTCTGCCCGTAATAATAGTCAGCATCATGTATCTGGCACATTGGCCGCAAGTCTAAGCCCCATGCTGTTTGAGGCACAGGAAGTCTAGATCCTTTACTGCCGCATGAATTACATATTTCTAATAGCTCATCGAAGTTGATCCGCGCAAATCTGGCATCAGCATCAAGTTTCCCTGCTTCTACCAGCTCAAGCGTTTTAATCAATGATTCTGTTAGAGTTTGCCTCATATCTCGGAGATAACCCAGTAGACTTCTTGTTGGTCGTCTAATGCTGCCTGTACAAGCACTGTAAGCTCGCGCTCAAGGCTTCCTGATACTTTGCCCTTGCCGTCTGACTTCTTAGCCACTATCACGCAGCCAGAGGTGTGTTCGATGTTATTTCCGCCATGCACTCTAATACCCGTAAACCTTACCCCATGCCTGTTTATGCTGTGGTCATACTCAGTGTCGAACAATACAATCATGTTGCGCTTAAAAGCAGGGGATCGAGTAATTTTTACTTGGTAGGTAAATTCTGGGATGCACGTCTCGTCTTGGATCTTAACGCCTGGTGGCCGTCCTGCGTCTTCTAAGCTATTGCCGAAGTAATTGCCATTAACGTACACTTTGCCGTCAGTATGGTCTTTCTGATAGGTTCTGAAGGTGTTGATTATCATCATAAGGTGTCGAATTGACGCTCTAATCGCTCTAATCTAATATTAGTTGATTTTTGAAAGCTATCTGTTTGCGCCCCTAACACCCCTATTTTAGTTTCTAAATCCCCAAGGATTAAGCCTAGATTATAAGTCAGCCCTGATAGCAAGAGCGCAAAGGATATTAATATTACCGCCACAAGCTTGATGAGAGAGGCCATCTTGTTGAGGCTTGCGTCTGTTATAACTTCTGCTGCGATAGAACTGCTCATTATCCATCATACCTTTTAAGCGATTAATCAAATACTTAAAGCATACTACTACACTGTTGGCTAGGGTGCTAATTAGCTAAACCCCAACATTTGATCGATTGTATTCTGTGCGATTTCCTCAGTCATACCGTGGACCTTAGACACAACTAACCGCCATATAACCTCGAATACAGTTTTATACAGCTCGTTGAACTCCAGCTCATCCATACTCCCGAAACTAATAGACTTAGCCACGAACCTAACCTCGTTCTTAATGTTGACCACGGCCTCCCTGTGCCCCGCTAGGATAGTTACATCTTCGCGGAATCTATCAAAATTCTTTACCGCTTCCATTTCCCTTATCATCTGTGGCTCAGGCTCAAAATACTGATAGCCAAAGTTTAATAGGGCAAAGAACTTCGCGTGAAAAGCAGGGTTTCGCACCTGCTTAATGTCAGCGGTTACATAACGGTTATTAGCTATCTTTTCCACTATCTCTGCGTCAGATTCATTAGCAGGCCGGAACATGCCGCCAGGCATCTTAATCAGGGCTAATTGCATATTGACCTGCTTATCCAAAGTTGCGAGAGGACAGCATCATAGTGTATGCCGTTCTTTTGAGCTGTTAGTCTGCTTGGTGGTGGTAATTTGCCCCTATTTCTGATTCGAAGCCTTGTAGCTTCAGCGCTCGTCCGCAATACACCTGCATCGAATAGCTTATTTCTTACACAGCTATGACTAATGCGAATGGTTAAGGCTAGGTCTTTTATGCTGCTGCCGTCTACGTAGTCCTGTATCTGCTGATCTGTTAAGTTATTACTCATTATTTTACCTCAAAACGGAATATCGTCGTCAAAGTCGTGGAAACCGCTAGGCGGTGCTTGCTGTGGCTGTTGTGCCTGCTGCTGTGGCTGACTAGGTGCGCCCTGCTGATAATCGCCCTTGCTGTCTAGCATCTGCATTTCATGGCACTTAATCTCAGTTGTGTACTTCTTCGCGCCGTCTTGCTCATAGGATCTAGTCTGTAGCTTGCCTTCCAAATAAAGTTTTGAGCCTTTTTTCACATACTGCTCGATAATCTCGGCCAATCGACCCCAAACAACTATTCGATGCCACTCGGTTTTCTCTTGCTTTTGACCGGAATCCTTATCTTTCCATGTCTCGCTCGTTGCAATTGAGAAGTTAGCCACAGCGTTACCGTTATCTATGCGCTTAACTTCTGGATCATTGCCAACATTGCCGATAATGATTACCTTGTTTATTCCTCCGCTCATAATCCTAGCTCCTTTCTCATTTTTCGTAATCTTAATTGAATTTCGTTTCCTTCCATCGCCTTGTGTGGCAATGCTTTGAACTGGCTGTGGCTAAGGTGGTTGCGCTCTTTTCGGCACAATCCTCTAAAGTCTCCCAGCCCCATAAACCCTTTCCAATCCTCAGCTCTCTTAGCTCCGCGCTGGATATCCTGTTCGCTAAAGTCAGCCAATACGGACGCTTCCCAATATTTAAAATCAGTCGAGCCAATAGGGTCGTGAACATACTTCATAGCTTCAAGTTTCCTCCATGCCGTAGAGAACACGGTTCTTTTGGATGTATTCTCTTGCTGCCTGGTCTGACCGCTCTGATCTTGTTTGCCTAGCTGGTTGACTAAATTGTTTACCTTTTGCATCTGCCTTGCCTCGTGTTATCCAAGTCGTTACAGCGTGTTTCCAAGACTTCATTGGATTCTTGCCAACCTTCCAGCCATTAGATTCGTAGTGATTTAAGAATGATACAGCTTGCTGGTTAGGATCTATAACTCGTGAATCAAATTCTATTATCAATTCATCAATCGTAGGACGTGCCATACGTCCAGTGTGTTTATTAACACTTATTAACTTATTATCTTTATTTAAGTTATTAAGGTGTGGTCGTTCGCTGGTTGTTTGCTGGTCATATGCTGGTTGTTTGCTGGTTGTTTGCTGGTTGTTATATTGGTACTTTTCGTAGTTAAGCACCGTAATCATTGAGTATTGGCTGGTTGTTTGCTGGTCAATCATGTGGTCATTAACTAGCATGTCAATGTAGCGCCTTAGCTTAGTCTCAGAAATGCTCAAACGCTCGGACCATACCTTCCTGCCAAATATAACTTGGCCCCTCTCAACAGTGATTAGCTTCTTATTAAACAGTTTGGTTTTAGTCTCCCAATTAGCTTCCATAAGCAAGGCCACCCAAAACTTGAGTAAGTCTGACTCTTGGAACACCCAATGGGATTGCATTGATCTTTGTAGAGAAATCCAGCCTGACAAAATAACCTCCTTAAAATTGGTCCCTCGGTTTGAAGCAGCCCGAGCGGCAAATCTTGAACGATTAGAAAGGCTCCCAAGGGACCAAATCTAAAAAGGCTATTTATGGTTTCATAGCCACTCTTTTGTTAGCCCCGCTTCAACAGGGATAGTGCTTTAAAAAACGGGAACCTAAACCTGAGCATTCCCACACAAAGTCTGATTACTCACAATAAGTAATACACAACAATCTTACTACTCGGCTTACGACTTATCAATTGGTATTTCCGATAGTAAACCGATCATCATCGGAAAAAACGATTAAAGATGGCTCTCGGCATTAGCTATTGCATAGCCAATAATAATGGCAGAGATAACAATGCCGACAAGTATTCCAATTCCAAATGCTGCTAATATGCTCATAATTATTCCCCTAATTTATCTAAACTGCGCCAATCTCGTGACGGCGCACCATGCTCCTCAATGTATCTTATCTCTTTAGCGTAAACAGATCTTAATGCTATCAACTCTTCGCACGTTCGCTTTAAAGTAGGATGAGGGCCATCAAGGTAATCTAGCATCTTTTGACCGTATCTTAGCCGTAGCCCCTCTGTGAAGCCGTAGCTGTGCTTATCTCCTGCTATGTTGCCGGATTTCTCCATATTGCAGAGCTTATTAGCTTGTCCGTGGATATTCCTAAGATCCAAAGCCATTTCAGGATGCCCGCCAGCAGTCTTATAGTGACCTCCACAGAACTGAACTGCTCCCCTCATCGTACCGCAACAGATACAAGGCTTCTCGTGGTCAATCCGGTTAGCTAATGCTTGTGCCGTCTTCTTAGTCAAATCAAACTGATACTTATGGTTATGCTTAAGCAAATCTTTAACAGCTTTCTTATTATCCGTTTTAACCCTCTTCTCCGCCCTCTCCTTGGCTTTAATCCTGTTCTCCCTGTTACGTGCTAGGTTAGCTAACGCAATGGCTTCTTGGCACTCAGGAGAGCACCAGAACTCTTTGACCCATATCTCAGTAACTTTGGGCCGGAAGAATTTACCACAGGCTTTATTGCGGCATTTGCGCTTATTCACGCTCTAAAGCTCGGGTAATTGCGTTGTACGCGCTGCAAAGTAGCAGCAGGAACAGGCCAGAAAGGGTAAACAGGAGTAATACCACAAGGTTTGAACACTGAATCCGCCTCGCTTGAGTATGCCTTCTCGGTTCGTGTATAGCGTCTGTATCCACCTTCACCAATAGCTAGTAGATAGCCCTTATCAACCATTTCCTTGGCTATGTGTCGGCCAGTGTTGGGAGATAGATTGCACCGTTGTGATATCTCCCTGTTTGCCATTGTTAGCTTGGTTGCGTCTAGGTAGTTAATTTGGTTCTGATTCATTTTCATTCTCCTGCTGTAAAGCTTTGATATAGTCATATACTTCTGATTCGCAGTTATTATGCAGCCAATCCATAGGCTCTTGCGGCAACTCTTCAAGCACTTCCCATGCGGCAGAATCGTCACCAGATGCCAAAGCCTCTGTTACAACTAATAAAATATCTGCAAGTTGGCTGTGACCGTCCTGCTCAAGAGTGCTGACAATTGCTTTGTACTTTGTTTTAGTACCCTTCTCAAACGAATTATAAAGGCTGGCTTGTATTCCCCCATCAATACTGGTCATAAAACAACGCATGCCCATAGCGTCAGAATTGGTTATCAAATAATCAAAGTGCTTTTTCTGCTCATTGGTATATTGGCTCATTTCTGGCGATGTTACCAAAGGCTCAAACCCTTCATTGTTATTTGACAGCTCAATTGCTTGCGCCATGCGATCTAGCTTTTCAGTCTTAGGCCAAGTTTTAAACGCTTGACGGATAACTGTTTTTAATGCCATCTGGGTATAGTCTGAGATCCACGGCCCCATTTGTTTCTTGCCAGACTCCGAGCGCATCATAATCGCGTCAGTTTCAGCCTTGCTCATTTCGTTGGTGAGGTAAGCTCCTGTCACAGTCTTGGCAACACAATAGAAACCAACTAAAACGCCTCGGTCTTTAAATGCGTTGAAGGTATGGCTAGGCTTATCGTCAACACCATTGTTTGTATAAACGTCTTCAGCGTAGACAGCTTTGGCCTGAACAAACTCCAAAGTACCTGACTGAATCGCAAGGTCACACATGCCCATGTAAGAAGGATCAAGGCAAATCTTTCCACCTCTAGGCACAAGGTATGCCTGCTTCTTTGCGGGGTTCAGAGACAGCCCTACAGACGCCACGTTTGACATTGCGTGTAGTAGAGACAAAGGATTATCTCTAGCCACTTTCTCAAGGTAAGAGTTCGCAGCAAACAATTGCATTGCATAGCTTTGCTCTTGTTCAAACAGCATCCCAACCGGTGCGTTATCAAATTTCGGCTCTGCTTTTTGTAAAAACTCTACCAATTCATTACTCATCGCCGCGTATACCTCGTGTGAAAAATGCGTGTTCAAGCACTGGGCCAAATAATGACTGGCTCATTAGGTCCTGGCCTTTTAACAACTTAGCAGCCTCTTCTTTAGCATAAGCCGCTTGAGCATCTGCTAGGCTCTCTTCTATCTCAGTGTTAATGATAGATTGCGCTGTTCTGTTAGTGTGGTGCTTGCCTCTAAACTCTATTACGTTGCTCATTATGATCGCTCCCAATATGCCGTGTAGTTGTCGCCAGCCAAATCGCCAGCCCTTTCTTTCTTATCCGCTTGGATATGCTCATCATCTCGCGTTGCATCATCTTGTGCTGAGCTGATTTCTTCAAAGCGGATATCAACGTGTTCACGAATAGCCACACAGATAAGCTCGCCTATCCGCTCATGCTTGCCGCTCTCGGTTAAGTTATTGTCTTCCATGCGAACAATTAAGCCTCTAACCATTCCCACAAGAGCGTCGCCAGTAATGTTTTCGTTATCCTGCTTATTCTCTGCAACAAAATCGTATCGCTGTAATAGTGTTCTCATTGTGAATCCCCGTTAATGAATTGAGTAATTACTTTATATCTTTAGTATTGGGATAACAAGCCCTAATTCATTTAAAGCGTAATTAAATCACGGGGATTAAAAGTATTGCTTGCGTGATGAAAGATTAAGAGTATAGTCAGGGTTAATCAAGGAGCAACATCAATGAGCGATAGCAAGATAAAGAAGTGTATAAAAATGGCGATGATTCGAGGGGATATTAGCAGTCCTGAACTAGCCAAGGCATTAAACGTATCAGAAGATACGGTAGTTAATTACAGGGCCGGTAAAACGGATAGCATTAAGAAGCTCACTAGGATTGCCACAGCTTGCGGCATGAATTATGAGGATATGATGAAACTAGCAGACTAAGGGGAAGTTTATGAGAAATGAAAAGATTGTAAAAGTATTTATTGAAGTTGAAGTTGAGGTTAATTGCTGGGTGCAGCCATTCAGGGCTCAAACATTAAATGAGCCAGAAGAACCTTATGACGTTGTAGTGCAGAGCGTTTTGCTTAGAAGTGAGTGCGGGAAAGTAAAAACATGGATTACTAGCTGCGTTGATAAAGATGCTGTAAAGCAGTTGGCTATTGATGAGCTTAATTACGATGACAGGGGCAATGAGCCATGAGCATGTTCTACTGCAACAGATGTGATTGTTTAATAGATGGCGATGAAACCGAATCGGTTGATGACTCAGACGGGGATTTAGGTGAGATATGCTGCCTCGAATGCTTGAACGAAGAGGAAAGGGAAGATGAGCAGTATTTTGAGGAATCAGTTAAAAACGTTAGGCGTGATGCCTTTGTAGACAAAATGGAATCGGAGATTGATGAAGATGAATAAATTACTAGCAGTATTACTATTAACAGCTCTATCAAGCACCGCAAGTGCCGCATGTAGATGGGTATTTGTAGACCATGACTACAACGCAGGTACGCCAGCAATAAGAAAGCAGATTTGTGACAGTGTAATTGATGTGCCTGCCATTAGATCACCTGCAATAGCGCCTATCCAAGCTCCACGGATTAGACCTATTAACCCTATTGGCATAAACCCAATTGGCACTAGTCGCTGTCGTATGGAGTCTGTGTACAACACTAGAACCCGTCAGTGGGAAAACCAGAGAGTTTGCAGATAATTAACTAAGGGGAAGATTATGACATATCAAGACATGATGCTTAGAGACTTAAAGAATGGCAAGACAGTATCACCACTAATGGCGCTAAGGAATTACGGGTGTCTAAGGCTTGGTGATGTAGCCTTCCAGCTTAGAAAGAAGGGCTATAAGGTAGTTACTACAATGGTTGAGAGGAATGGCAAGCGATACGGGGTGTATTCGCTATAAATGACATTGAGGTGCAAAAATTTCGCAACATGGTTTTAAAGCAACAAGAGCGCATTGACGCGCAGGAGATTGAGATAGCCCGCCTACTAGCTGTGGAAGTGGCCGCTAAGGAGATATGCAGAGACGCTTATTGGAAAATCTGTAATTGCGAAGGCCGTACAGATAAGAAAACAGGATTAGCTTCAATTGCCCATAAAGCCGACTGCCACGTCCTAGTCATTAACCCTATAGGTGATGCCAATGAATGATTGCAAGCATGGAACTACTAAGGGTTTTTGCTCAGTGTGTGACCTCCAGCCCGAAACAGTAACCATATCGCGCGAGCCGATGAAAGAAGTGCCAAACTACGTTGCTGTAGCAGAGACAGTTAAGGTTCCTAGTAAGCTAAAAGGCCGTTTTGAGTCTGAGTTGTTTTGGACAGGGGTTTACGCCATGCGCGATGCCCTTATATCTGACGAACTAACAAAGGCGATGGACGCGAGGGTCATTAACCCTATAGGTGATGCCAATGAATGATTGCAAGCATGGAACAATTAAAGGCTTTTTTGCGAGAAATCTAAAATATTGAGGAAAATATAATGGGCGCAATAAATATAGTTTTTGACGGGGCACCAGGACCTGAATCAGGACGCTTCGTTGAAGTAGAGGATGACGCGGGTGTATCTATAAGGATTGGTGAATGGATAGAGCGGAGAGATGGGTTTTGGGTGCTTAGGATTACCCAGCTTCCTTCCACTCCTGGGGACACCCCCCACATTAACCCTATAGGTGATAAGAATGAGTGAAGTGAGCGAGATATTAGCGGAGATTGATGTGCTTCAAACCACGGTTAGCTGGCAGCAGCAAGTATTAGTAAATGCGCTGCTCGATAGAGTCAAAGCCCTGTTGGAGTCTGATGCGGTCATAGAAATTGATACTGCCAAAGCATCCGAAACCGTGGCCCTCCAAGAGATAGTGGAAAAAGTTTGCGAGGGACTAACCGACACAGATCAAGATGAAGACTTTATAAAGCAATCGAAGTCGCAAAGAGCCAAAGAAAGAACAATGCTTTTTTTAAAAAATCAATACCCATCCCTAAATGACGATGAGCTGTCAACCTTTATAGATGGTGATACTTATGCGGGCCATAAATAATGATTGATGCTGAAGCCCAGCTAGAAGAAATACTCTGCCCGCTTCAAGATCTTATCTGTCTGGAAGCTCTTGAAGCATCTCTGCCAATGTTGGCTTATCTCTTGCCCCGCTGTCTACGTTTTTCTGCACCTCAAATGCGTAGTTCCATACAGCGTCTCGCCAGTCCACAGTTACCTGAGCCTCTACTC